TGGGCAACAAGTGAAAATCCTGCCGAACACAAGTCTCATAACCTGATTGAACTTGAAAATGGGCAGTATGGACTGTATCCAAACAACAGAATGCGTATTTTTGATAATAGTTTGACACCTGTTGATCCCAAAATGCCCGATTTTAAGGTTTCTACTCAATATTATCAGGTTGAGAATGGTCATGACCGTCTTGGAATGGGTCGTGAGGACGAATATTTCTGGAAAACGGCAAAAGAACGTGAAAATTCACCTAAAGAGGGTGAAAATAAATAAAAAATAGGGATAGCAACCCCTCAAAAAGTTCTGTTTTTCCAAAACAGGAGCAAAATGGCAAATTCACCTGTCGATAGAGACAAAAATTACATGAAAGAAGTGTGGGGAACAACAAGTCTAACGTCAGATTATTGGTCACTGCCACGTAAAACAGAAGATCCCGAAGAAAGAGTGATTCAAGAGATTATGCACGACGATTTGAAGACCGGACAAAAAAATCTTCAAGAATAGGGTATAAATAAAATTACGAAAACTCTTAAAAAATGGCAATTCAGAGGATATCTAGGGCATTTAAGGACATTAGTTTGTCTTTTGAGCCCCATCCTGTGACAAAAGACTTACAAGTACTTAAAAATGAGAACGCAATTCGTCGTTCTGTGAGAAATATTGTTGAAACAATCCCAACAGAGAGATTTTTTAACTCTTTGTTGGGTTCTGATGTAAGAAGAAGTCTATTTGAATTTGTAGATTTTGGTACAGCATCTGTAATTCAGGATCAAATTCAAATTGCAATTGAAAATTTCGAAGAAAGAGTCGAAAATTTGATCGTTGAAGTAGATCCAATACCAGATGATAATACTTTCAATGTAACAGTCATATTTGATATCATAGGACAAGAGTTTCCAACACAAGAATATTCATTCCTCTTAGAGGCAACAAGATAAAATGCCTTTTACAAAGTATACAAATCTAGATTTTGATCAGATAAAGACTTCTATCAAAGATTATCTCCGTGCAAACTCTACGTTTACGGATTTTGATTTTGAGGGGTCTAATTTTTCGGTTTTAATCGACACGTTAGCATATAATACTTACATAACAGCATTCAACTCAAATATGATTGTGAACGAATCCTTTTTGGATTCTGCCACATTAAGAGAAAATGTTGTTTCTTTAGCAGGAAATATTGGATATATACCACGTTCCAGATCAGCATCAACAGCACAGATATCATTTGATGTAACAACGACCGTAAACACCCCCACGTTGACCCTCAAAGCAGGTATAGTGTGTACTGGTAGTGCTAATGACTCTACATATACTTTTGCCATTCCTGAAGACGTTTCAGCAAACGTTGTGAACGGAACTGCATCATTTAATAATATTAATGTTTTTCAAGGAATATTTTTAACAAAACAATTTTTATACGATGGATCTTTAGATCAGAGATTTGTTTTAAATAATTCCTTTATCGACACATCAACTATTAAAGTTTATATTGGTAAAGAAAATACTAGAGGTATTGAATATTCTGTTTCCGAAAACATTTTTGATATTGATAAAAATTCAAGAATCTTTTTTATCAATGAAGTTCAGGATGAAAAATATGAATTAAGATTTGGTGATGGAATTATTGGTAAAAAACTAGGTGAAGATGGTGATGGAACTTATATTACTGTAGACTATATTGTAACGGATGGAAGAGATGGTAACGGTGCTAGTAACTTCTCTTTTTCGGGAACATTAGAGTCTGCTAATACTCAAATCATTGATCCTGGAACTGTTACGATTACAACCAATCAATCATCAATTAATGGTGGTGAAATTGAACCGATTGATTCTGTCAAGTATTATGCTCCAAGACTGTATTCATCACAGTACAGAGCAGTTACAGCAAGAGATTATGAAGCAATCATCAAGACAATATATCCCAACACTGAATCAGTTTCTGTGGTTGGTGGAGAACAAATGGACCCACCACAGTTTGGAACTGTTCAAATCAGTATAAAACCAAAAAATGGAAGTTTTGTTTCTGATTTTAATAAAGAGCAAATTTTATCAAAACTAAAACAATTCACAGTATCTGGAATCAATCAAAAAATAACTGATCTCAAGATTCTTTATGTTGAATTGGATAGTTCCGTTTATTACAACTATTCAGAAGTATCTAGTTTAGAGGAATTAAAAACATCAGTTACAGATTCACTTCAAAAATATTCAAATTCTTTAGATTTAAATAAGTTTGGGGGAAGATTTAGGTATAGTAAAACTCAACAAGTCATTGATAATACTAGCACAGCAATTACATCAAATATAACAAAGGTTATTATTCGTAGAGATTTAAAAGCAGTATTGAATGCACCTGTTCAATATGAATTATGTTATGGAAATCAGTTCCATGTAGAACCTCAAGGAAAGAATATTAAATCAACCGGATTTAATATTTCTGGAGAAAGTTCTACAGTATATTTTACAGACATTCCTAATGATGATTTAAAAACGGGAATTGTTTCGATATTTAAAATTGATGCCAATGGTGATACTGTTGTGGTTTCCAATAATGTCGGGACAGTAGATTATGTAAAAGGAGAAATTATTTTTGGACCATTAACTATTACTAAAACTGAAGTTACTGGTAATGTTATAGAAATTCAAGCATTTCCAGAATCTAATGATGTTGTTGGTTTGAGAGATTTGTACGTCTCTTTAAGTGTTCCCAAAAGTACAATAAATATGGTAAGAGATGTAATTGCTTCTGGCGATGAAATATCCGGAACCAGATTTGTCAATGATTTTTATACATCAAGTTATTCAAACGGAAGTCTTATAAGAAAGTAGCATGATACAAACTGGAATTGAATCTAGAGTCAAGATTCAGGACATAATTTCCAATCAATTACCAGAATTCATTTTGGATGAAAGTCCAAAAGCAGTAGATTTTTTAAAGCAATATTATATTTCTCAGGAATATCAAGGAGGTCCTGTTGATCTTACTGATAATCTTGATCAATACTTGAAGGTAGATAATTTAAAACCAGAAGTTATTGTTGATAGTACATCATTGTCTAATGATATAACTTCCGATATTACTACGATTGATGTTTCTAGCACTAAAGGATTTCCGAATGAGTATGGTCTTCTGAAAATAGATGATGAGATCATTACTTATACAGGTATAACATCTAATACATTCACTGGATGTGTTCGTGGTTTTAGTGGAATTTCGGAATTTGATCAAAATTCTGTTAACAAGGATTTAGTATTTTCTACGTCAACTGCAGCATCTCATAAAAGTGGTGCGCCTATACAGAACTTAAGTTCTTTATTTCTAAAGGAGTTTTATAGAAAATTAAAATCAACATTTACTCCAGGTTTAGAAAATATTTCATTTGTAGATGAAATTAATGCAGGTAACTTTATAAAAAGAGCAAAAGATTTTTATTCAGCAAAAGGAACTGATGAAGCTATAAAAATTCTTTTTAAAGTTATTTTTGGAGAGTCTCCATCTATTATAAATTTGGAAGACTATGTGATCAAACCATCTTCTGCAAAATATGTTAGAAGAGAAATTGTAATTACAGAATTAATATCTGGAAATCCTTTAAAAATTGTTGGGGAAACTCTTGTAAAGAGCACCGATAGTGGTACAACGGCATCTATTTCTTCGGTAGAACCATTTTCAAGAAAAGGAAAAACTTTTTATAAAATCGAACTTTATATTAGTAATGACGGAAGATCTTCAGTAGAAGGTAATTTTGAAATTACTCCAAATACAAAATTAGTTGAAGGTATATCATTAGGAAATACTATTTTAACAGTTGATTCTACACTAAGTTTTCCAGAATCAGGAACTTTAATTTCTGGTGATAATATTATTTCTTACACCAGTAAAAGTGTCAATCAATTTTTTGGATGTGCGGGCATCACTACTGCAGTAGCAAAGTCATCAAACATTAGATCCAACGATACTTATTTCTCTTATGAAAACGGAGATACCTCCAAAAAAGTTGAATTATTAATTCTTGGAGTCATTAATGAATTAAATGAAGAAAGTGAAAACTTCAAATCATCTGAAGGTGATATAATTACAATTAAAAATATTGGAGATAAAATTAAAAATAATAATTCAAACTGGAAAGAAATTTTTGCTAATTCTTTAATATACAATACTAGTGTCAGATATAAAATATTCAATAACAATACTAATCAATTAGTATCTCCAATTGATAGATCAAGTTTGAAAATAGGTGACGAAGTTGAAATACTGGAAAGAGGAACAGAAATTGTAGTAACTTCTTTAAATCCTGTCTATATCAAAGATATTGATAATTCAACGAATACTTTATCTTTACAAAATAAACCAACTTTAAACTCAAATACGAAATATGATTTGAGAAGAAAATTAAATAAATCTCAGTATGAAGGATTGCCTGATGTACTCAATCTTTATGTTGATTTGGATGAGTATGCGTATGTAGCATCCAATTCTTTACCATCTAGTATTAGAAGTAATTTTAAATTTGACGATAACAGTGTAATAGATGATTATCGTTTGGATATTCAAGAAAGTGTTAAGTCTGTAAATGTTAATAGCACTGCAAATTTAAAGGACTTATCGAATGATGTTTATAATACAATTGAAGTTAATAGTGTTCCCTTTATAACAGGAGATCAAGTATATTATTCATCTCAAGAAGAACCTCTTGTGGGTTTAACTACAGGAACTTATTTTGTAAAGAAATTATCTAATACTAAATTTCAATTACATGGATCTCAATCTACAATAGCAGCTGGAAGTAATTTAACATTTCAAATACCACCTGCTGGTGTAGGAATTCATACTTTTATATTAAATTCCCAAAAAAATTCTGAGATTCAACCACAGAAACTTTTAAGAAAAATTCCTCTGGAAAAAAATATTAATCTGGGTTCTGGACAGTTGACAACTGCTGGAAAAACAGGAGTGTTAATTAACGGGGTAGAAATTAATAATTATAAATCGACCGATGTAGTATACTTTGGTCCAATTAAAGACGTGAACATATTATCTGGTGGAAAAAATTATGATGTAATTAATCCACCAATTATCAATGTTTCGACTGGTGCTGGTGTTACTGCAAAAATTCAACCAGTTGTTAGTGGAAAGTTTGAAAAAGTATATGTAGATACTCAAGACTATGATATTGATAAAATTGCTTCTGTCGATATTTCTGGTGGAAATGGAAGTGGTGCTGTTATTGAACCGGTATTAATTTCTAGACCTAGGGATGTTTTATTTAATGCCGATGAATTTTCTAGTGGTGGTGGAGTTAGTGAATCAACAAATCAAATTGTATTCTTAACAGATCACAATTTTGTTAATGGTGAACAGGTAGTTTACAATTCCTTAGGAAATACTCCTATAAAAATCGGCACGTTGACAAGTAATCAATCGATGCCTGATAATTCAACATATTTTGTTGAAGTAACAAATAATACGACAATAAAATTATATTTTAATTTACAAGATCAACAAGCACAAACAAATCCGGTTGGAATTTTTACGGGATCTTTGGGAAGTCATAAATTCTCAACTCTTTCTTCTAAGAGACAAATTGACAATGTTAAAATTATTGATGGTGGAGAGGGATATTCTAATAGAAGATTGATTGTTAAACCAACAGGGATATCAACGACACAGAATACAATTAATTTTGATAATCATGGATTTAATAGTGGTGAACTAGTAACTTATGATTATCAAACAACTCAAATTTCCGGAATTTCTACTGCTAATCAATATTATGTCTTAAAACTTGATGATGATTCATTTAGATTATGTGATGCTGGTATTGGTGGAACCATCTCTTCAAATTATGAAAGAGGTAACTATGAAACATTAGATTCTGTTGGATCGGGATATCAATATTTTTCATATCCAAACATTTCAGTTTCCATTAAATATACGACTGCTGGGATTGGATCAACAACTCAAGAGATTAAAGAATTAGTAACCACCCCTGTGGTAAAAGGAAGTATTATTGATGGTTATGTATATGAAGGTGGAACTGGATATGGATCTACTATTATAAATTATGAAAATAAACCAACCATAACAGTACAGAATGGAAAACTTGCTCAGTTGACTCCTGTTGTTGCTGCTGGTAAAATTGCATCTGTATCAGTTAGTTATGAAGGAACACAATATTATTCAGTTCCAGATTTAATAGTTTCCGGAAATGGAACTGGAGCAGAACTAAGAGCTATTGTTTCTGATGGAAAAATATCAGAAGTTAAAGTTATTAATCCTGGTATTGGTTATTCTACATCAAATACTAGAATTGAAGTTGTTGCAGCAGGACAAAATACTTTTATTGATCCACAGATAAGAAAATTAACCGTAAATGACAACCATGAAAGATTTTCTACTGGTGAAGTTTTACTAACCGGTAATAATAAACTTCAATACTCTGTATCAAAATATTTTACCACATTAAGAAACTCTTTCTCGGAAAAATCAAATTTACTGTCTGGTATTATTGGATGGGCATATGATGGAAATCCAATCTATGGTCCATATGCATACACTAACCCTGAAAATATATCCTCAGGATTAAAAACATTAACATCTGGATATTCTTCAAGTCTTTCGAACATAGATGATAGACCTTCTGGATTTGATCTTGGATTTTTTGTTGAAGATTACAAATTTGATGGAAGTGGTGACTTAGATGAATATAATGGAAGATATGAAAAAAATGATGAGTTTCCAAATGGTGTTTATGCATATCATGCTACTATCAATGAATTTCCATATTTTATAGGAAATAAGTATAGATCCGAATTAGTTTTTGATTCTAATTTAGATCAATCATTTGATTTCAATAATTCTAATTTATTAAGAAATACTTTACCATATAAAGTATCAGAAAAAGGTGCAGATTATGATTTTGTAAATGAAACTAGTGATGTTTTAGATCAAAAGATAGAAGTTGTTTCTGTTACTTCGGGCATAATAGAATCTTTGGAGATTCAGAATGCTGGAAATAATTTTAAAGTTGGGGATAAATTAACTTTTGATGAAACTAATACCTCTGGAAGTGGACTTGATGTTGCTGTAAAATCTTTAAAAGGAAAATCTATTGCTAATATAGAAACAACTTCTACATCATATCAAAATTCCGTCTTTAGTTGGGATTCTACAGATAAAATAAAAGTTTCAATAATACCAAATCACAATCTTTCCAACTTAGATTATGTTACTATATCTGGGTTCTCCACAAGTCTTTCAGAATTAAATGGAGTTCATAGAATTTCCGTTCCTTCATATGATAATGCGAGGTGCTTATCTACAATAACATCATCATCTGCAGGTTTTACAACAGAAATTTATGTAGCACCGATTCCGGACCAAATATCAGTTGGTAGTAGTATCGGTATTGGAACAGAAACTCTGAGAGTTCTTGGTGTATTTAAAAATGAAAATATTCTAAGAATAGAAAGAGGATTAACGGGAATATCACATACAGTTGGTACTGCAGTTTCTTTCTTACCGGACTTCTTTACTATCGATAAGTCAATAGATAAATTTGAATCTTCTGTAGATAATAAAGTATTCTTTAACCCCAGAGAGTCTGTTGGAGTTTCAACTATAAGTGGAGTTGGATATAGTACTTCATTTGTTTTTGGAAACATTACTATAAACAATGATATTCCATCTAAGAGTATTAATATTAATAATCATCCATTTACAACAAATCAACGTGTTGGATTTACTACTAATGGAGCAAATCTAATTGTTTCTACTGATGGATTATCCACAATCGATCTTCCCGCAAATCTTTTTGTAATTAATAAAAATCCAAATTTAATTGGATTAAAAACTGCTATCAATGGAGATGAGTTATTCTTCCATTCTAATGGTGTAGATAATGATCTTTATTCATTAGAATCTAATCTCACACAAGTTCTTGGAAACGTTGATAAAAGAGAAGTATTAGTTTCTGTTTCTACTGCACATGAACTTGAAAAGGGAGATTTTATAACTCTAGATGTTCAACCAAATCTTTCCGTAGGAATAGGAACTTCTACGGCAGTTCGTGTTGTTTATAATTCTCAAATAGGTAATATTGTAGTAAATCCAATTGGATTCAATTCTACTGGTATCAATACATCTACCAATGAATTTACGATAACCAATCATGAATTTGAAACAGGTGATAAGGTTCTCTATGAAGACACTGGATATCAAGAGTATTTTGTATTTAAAATTGATAATAACAGATTTAAACTTTGTGAAACATATTTTGATTCTCAACAAAATCCTCCCTCTATCGTAAGTTTTGCATCAACAGGAACTGCTTCGCAATTCATATCACTGATTAATCCAAAGTTAAACCCAATTAAAAATAATGATTTAGTATTTGATCTTTCAGATTCTAGTTTGACTGGATATGATTTTAAAATTTATAGTGATTCTAAATTCAATAATGAATTTATCTCTGTTGGTTCAACGGATCAATTTACAGTATCTAAAACTGGAACAGTTGGATCTGCTTCGGCATCTTTAACGTTGAATTACAACTCAAATATTCCAGAAGATTTATATTACACTTTAGAAAAAGATGGGACAATAATTGAATCTGATATTGAAGTTAAAAATTATTCTAAAATTAGTTATGAAGAAAGTGTATACAATAATACCTATAAGATATCTGGAATAGGTACAACAACATTTAATTTAAATATTTTTGAAAAACCAGAAAGATCTTCTTATCTTTCAACAGAGTGTGATGTTTTGGATTATTCAACAACATCAAGTTCTGCTTCTGGTCCAGTAAAGTCATTAAATGTATTATCCTTTGGATCAGGATATAAATCTTTACCAATTTTAAAATCGACAAATTCTGTTTCTGGTTCTGATTTATTTGTAAATGCATTATCTAATGCAGTTGGATCTGTCAAAGAAAAAGAAATTTTAAGTAACAAATTTACTTATTCTTCAGATAAAACACTTAGACCTAAAGCAAATGTATCTCCAACTATCGTATTGGAAAATTCGAGTACGATAAGTCAAATATTAGTAACTAACACTGGTGAAGGATATACAAATGCACCAATTTTAAAAATTGTAGATTCTGTAAACAGAAATGTAATAAATTCTGGAATATTGAAACCAATTTTAACAGGATCTGCAATTGCTTTGATAGATATTGATTCTCAACCAAAAGGTTTACCAGACGATTCTGTAGAAATATTTGCAACTAATAATACTAATGGAGTTGCAATTATAAGTGTAGAGTCATCAAATTCTGGCATCTTTACATGTGCAATATCAACACCAACAAATACAGGTATAGGGACTACATCTTCATTTGCGGTTCAACCTTTCAAGATTGGAGATAAAGTTTATGTTGAAGGAATTCAAAAATTTAGCAGTGCTGGTGATGGATTTAATTCCGAAGATTATGGATTTAAGTATTTTGAAGTAACAAATACAGATAATAGTGGAATAAATGACACTGTAACTATTAGTGTATCAGGACTTACTACAAACACTGGTATTGCAAAAACTGTTCAGGATTATTCTGGAGTCTTGATTAATAAAAATGATTATCCTCAATTTGAAATAACTCAAAAATTATTAGAATTTTTTGAAGGAGAAAGTTTATCTTCAAACGGAATAATTAGAGATTTAACAGTTGCTAAAAGTACTGGAAATAATTTAAAAGTTTCTGGATTATACGATTTATCAGTTGGAGAAGTTATTACAGGAACTGAATCTGGAACTGTTGCAACTATAAAATCACTCAATCTTAATGAGGCATCTTTTGGAGTTGAATTTTCAAATACAAAGGATATTGGATGGAAAGATGGGGTTGGTAAATTAAGTGAAGATTATCAAGTAATCTCTGATAATGATTACTATCAAAATTTATCATATTCAGTGAAGAGTTCTATAACTTATAGAGATCAACAATCACCCGTAGAAAATCTGGTTCATACTAGTGGATTGAAAAATTTTGCGGATACTGGAATTTCTTCTTCTGTCACGGCAGGTGTAAGCACATCTAAAGATCAATTTACAATTGTTTATGATATTGTTGATGATCGTAGAGTAGATACAATTAACAACTTTGATAATGTCGTGGATGTAGATGTTGTTAATTCAACATCCAAATTCTTAAAACTTAAAACTAAAAGACTTACTAATTTTGCGGAATTAAGAAATCTTAACGTATTGGAAATTGATGATATCAGTGGTCAGTTCTCTAATTCCGAAGCAGACAATACTGAATTTTTATCCATTAATGAAGTTGATGATATATCATATCAAAACTATTTCTTTAGAGTTACTAATAGTGACAACAGTGAAATACAGTTAACAGATCTAACAATTTTAAGTGATAATGTTGAAACTGTCATCGTTGAAAATGAGTCATTATATAATTCAAATACTCCATATGGAAGTTTTGATTTATTTGAAAATGAATTTGATGAAACATTTTTAAGATTTACTCCAGTTGATCCTTTTAATACTGATTATGACGTTAAATTAATTAAACAGACTTTCAATACAAATTTATCTGGAGTTGGAACACAATCAGTTGGATTTGTAACTTTAACTGGATCTGTTGATGTAGAAAATAACATTGTTGGTTTGGGAACTACGACAATAATCTCTGTGGATTCTAACAAATTTGAATCTCTTTATGTTAACGCACAAGTGATCAATACACTCACGAATGATATGAATTATGTGAGATTGTATGTTGCACATGATGGAACAAATAGTTACATGTCAGATTATTATATTGATAATACTCTTAGTGCATCAACAGGTGATTCGATAGGAACATTCTATTCTGATCTGAGTAGTGGAATTTTATCAATAAAACATGAAAATACTACATCAAACACAATTAACGTAAGAACCAATATTGTTGGATTTGGAACAACTACATCTGGAATCGGAACATATAGATTTAAATCATCAAGTCAATCAGATGGGCAAGAAAGAAGTGCAATTTATGATTCAAATTATCAATCCACAGTATCTTCCGCATCTACGACCATTCATACTTTAGATAAGACATTATTTAATGCATCGAAATCTTTAGTACAAGTCAGTGTAGGTTCTAGTAAGGCACTTCATCAAGTTATGATGCTATTTGATGGAACCGATGTTTATACTCAACAATTACCCTTCCTCTCAGTAGATACTACCAATAACACTCTTGATACTTTATCTGGTATTGGAACATTTGGTGGAGAAGTGTCTGGATCTAATTTAATTCTGAAATTCTATCCAGATAATCAAAATCAACAAGTTGATATTGAAATATTCAATAAATCTCTTTATTCAGACTTAGATTCTATCAATAATTATTCGGATTTATCTTATGGTGCTGTAACTGAAAGTATTGATGAAAAATTCTATAACTCAATTAATGGTGATAGAATCAACAGAACTAATTTTAAACTGAATAATAAATCTACACCAATTTTCTCAAAAGAGTTTAATCCAAATTCTGTAGCATTAGCACAAACAACGGGAATATTTACTATTCAGGATCATTTCTTTATGACCGGTGAAGAATTGATCTATACTCCAAATTCAACTATTGTTGGAGTTGGTACTAGTGCGATGATGACTAGTGCAACTGATGTTCTGCCATCTACAGTATATGCAATTAAATTGACAGAAGATACTTTTAAAGTTGCAATAACAACTACAGCAGCTCAAAGTGGTATTGGAACAACGTTTACTTCTTTAGGTGAAGGAAATGCTCATAGATTTACTATGAAAGAAAGAAATACTAAGTGTTTAATTAATATTGACAAACTTGTCCAATATCCATTAGCATTTTCTGGAATAACTCACACCTTGTCTGGGAATTTAGGAATTACTACTACTATCATCCCTCTAAGTGGAATTTCATCAATTAATCCAAAAGATGTTTTACTGATTGATAATGAATACATGGGAGTGACTAATGTTGGAAATGGAACAACTACCGTTGGACCAATCACAAATAGTGGAAGTGTAAAACTTGTAGAGGTTGATAGAGGATTTGTTGGATCTTCTGCATCAACTCATACCAATTCTACGAATGTTCAAATTTATAGAGGATCATTTAACATTGTTGATGATGAAATTCATTTCACAGAACCTCCAAGAGGAAATCCTCAAATTGATAAAACTAGCTCCAATTTAGACTTTGAGACATCTTCCTTTAATGGAAGAGTATTTTTAAAATCAAATTATCAAAACAATAAAGTTTATGATGATATATCAGATAAATTTACTGGAATAGGAAGAACATTTACTTTGACAGTTGGTGGTGCTAACACTACTGGTATTGGAACAGAAGGAGCTAATGGACTTGTTTTTGTCAACAACATTTATCAATCACCAAAAACTGATAACAATCCATCTAGATTTAACTATGAGATCTTAGAAAATACTACATCAGGAATAACAACTTTATCATTCTCTGGAATTACTAGTAATAGAACTGATAATGTTATCGAATTTATAAGTTCTGATTCTGATGTAAATCAAAATGAGACACCTAGAGGTGGAATTATAGTTTCTTATGGTTCTACACCAGGACTTGGATTTGCCCCACTCGTAGGTGCTTCTGTAACTGCTGTTGTTGGTGCTGGTGGAACTATTGTATCTGTGGGACTAGGAACTACTGACAACCTTGGATCTGGATATAATGGATTAGTTTCTATTGGTATAAGTGTTTTCGAAAAAGATCATTCAGGAACTCCAGCAGTGATAACAGCAACCGCAAATGTCGGTGCTGGTGGAACTCTAACTTTCAATGTTTCAAATCCAGGAACAGGATACACAAGTCCATCTATATTTGTATCTGATCCATCATATGACAATCTCCCCATCACTGGTGTTTATAGAGAGGGTATTGGTAATACAACAACTACAGGCATTGGATTGTTAATGGATGTTATAGTTGGTGGAGCTTCTACAAATGTAGGAATAGGTTCAACTTATTTTGAAGTAAAAGAATTTAATTTCTCAAGACCTGGTTATGCATTTAGAAGAGGTGATATTTTTAAACCAGTTGGTTTAGTTACTGCCTCCACATTATCATCTCCAGTAACAGATTTTACAATTGAAGTAATTGATACATATTCTGATAACTTTGCAGCATGGGAATTTGGTGAACTTGATTACATAGATTCCATTCAAAATCTTCAGAATGGAAGTAGAACAAGATTCCCACTTAATTATAATGGTCAACTTCTCAGTTTTGAACCAGAAGAAGGATCTCCAATTGAAGAAAATATTAACAATGTTTTAATTATCTTTATAAACGGTATTCTTCAAAAACCAGTAACTAACTATGTCTTTGATGGTGGAACTTCTTTCGTATTCACTAAAGCACCTCTGCCAACAGATGAAGTTGAAATTTATTTTTATAAAGGTGTTGATGGAACTGATTCCAGTTCGGTAGATAATGTCAAACCAACCATAAAAACTGGTGATAAGGTTCAAGTTATTAGTAATAATACTGTACCAAATACAGTAACTCAAAATAAGAGGACGGTTTATAATTTAGCATTCTCCGACAAATTTGAAACCAATAGATATTTTAATCAAGGAATTGATGAAACTAATTTCAAACCACTTTCTTGGATTAAACAAAAATCTGACAAAAAAGTTAATGGTGAATTTGTAAGTAAATCAAGAGATGTATTAGAACCCTTAATTTTCCCAACTGCGAAAATTATTAAAGATGTGTCTACAACCGATACTGCAGTATTTGTTGATAACGCAGAACTTTTTGAATATGAAGACAAAGTAAATGCTGCTGCGGCACCACTTGTTCCATATGATGATGGTTCCACACCATGTGATGCACTGGTTATTAATGGAATTTCTACAGTTGGATATTCAACTGGTCTTATTGAAAAAATTACTGGATTTAGTGCTATAAACGGTTCTTCTGGAATTATTACCGGAATCACGACATCTACAGGATCTGGATCAAATCCATTAGCTATTGTATTTTCAATTATTGACACCAATACCACCTTGAGTGGATTGACAACTGGATATCCTATCTACATTCACGATACAAACGTCGGCAATGGAGTTACATCAATCGACAATTCAGATTCTGCGGTTGTTGGTATTGGAACTACATGCTTAGACAACATTTATTATGTTTCTAGTTTCTCATCATCACAGGTATCGGCGAATGTATATACAGGAGTTATAACTTGTAATGTACATTCCAATACAAATATTGTTGGTATTGCCACTACTGGAAGTTATCCTAGTAATATTGTTGGAAGATATTCATGGGGTAGATTGTCTGGAGGAACAAGATCTTCAAGTCCAATATCTATTGGTGTAACCGGTAATACTGTTTCTGGATTGTCAACATATCCAACTATTCAAAGAAGAGGTGGAATTAACATTAGAAATACCGGTGCTCTTCCAAAAATTGAAAATTAATATTATCGTATAAATATCTAAAAAACAATTAATATGTCTGCATTCGTAACAGATCAATTTAGAATATTGAATGCTGATTCTTTTGTAGAGTCCATCAGTAATAACTCTTATTACGCCTTTTTAGGTCTTTCAAATCCAACGACCCCAAGTCCTGGATTTGGTAGAACTTCTAACTGGAATTCAAGCACAACTAATAATCCTGTAGATAATTTTCAACATTTATCTCATTATAGAGATACTAGTTTGTTTGGTAAAAAAATTACCACAGAAAATGCCAGAAGAGTCATAAGGAAAATTGAATGGGTCTCAAATAATCAATATGACATGTATAGGCATGATTATGGACAATATGCCGATAGAACTAACATAGCACCTGTTAGTAAAGCATTAAAATTGTATGATGCAAATTATTATGTAATTACAAGTGACTTTAAAGTTTATATTTGTATTGAAAATGGAACATCTGGTCTAAATCCAACTGTTCCTAGATCAACTGTTGAACCTACACATACTGATGCGGAACCTGTTCTTCTTGCCGATGGATATAAGTGGAAGTATCTTTTCAAAGTTTCACCATCAGATGTTATAAAATTTGATTCTACAGAGTTTATTGTTGTTCCAAATAACTGGGAAACCACGACAGATTCTGATATTGTAATTATTAGGAATGGTGGTAATTCAGATCTTAATGATAATCAGATAAAAACAGTATATATTGAAAATGGTGGGACAGGATATAGTAACGGAACTGCATCTATATTAGGTGATGGTAGTGGTGGTGAAGTTACTATAACAACAACTGGTGGAGTAATAACTAGTGTTCAGGTAACTCAAGGTGGAAAGGGATACACTTATGGAATTATTGATTTAAGTACAAATTCTGGATCTGGGTCAAAATTAATTCCAATTATTCCCCCATCTAAAGGACATGGATATAATGTTTACAAAGAGTTGGGGACTGATCGAGTATTGTTGTATGCTAGATTTGATAATTCGACAAAAGATTTTCCTATAGATACAAAATTTGCTCAGGTTGGTATTATAAAAAATCCTGAACAATTTGCAGGAACAGGTGTGACATTTGCCGGAAATACATTTTCATCACTTTTTGCTGTTGGATTAACTACCTCCAGAACTGTGACTATTGGAGAAAAAATTACTCAAAATCAAGGCAGTAATGTTGAAGCGAGAGGTTATGTTGCTTCTTTTGATGAGGAAACTAAAGTTTTAAAATATTATCAAGATAGATCTTTATGTTTTGGTAATGAAACTGATCAAACACAAAGTTTAGATACAGCAGGTATCACCACATTTAATTCTACTAATAACATTAGTTTTTCATCATCTGGAGGATCGGCAGGAATTGATACTGGTTTGAACGGTAGTGTTATAACTGTTAACTCCAAACAAATTAATTTGGGAGTTACTTTCTCAAATGGACTCGCAAATCCTGAGATAAATAAAAAGACAGGGGATATAATCTACATCGATAATCGACCCGAAGTTCAAAGAGACTCTAGACAAAAAGAAGACGTTAAAATCATTCTGGAATTCTAAAAAAAGATGGCACAAAAAACCGACTTAAATATCAGTCCATATTATGACGACTTTGATATAGATAAAAATTTTTACAAGGTTTTATTTAAACCAGGATTTCCAGTTCAAGCTAGAGAACTAACCACTCTTCAATCCATATTACAAAACCAAGTAGAATCTTTCGGAAGTAATATTTTCAAAGAAGGATCCATGGTTATTCCTGGATCCGTAACATTTGATAATCAGTATTCTGCTGTCAAATTAAACGCAACCAATTTGGGAGTTGATATCTCCCTTTATATTAAAAATTTTATTGGAAAAACAATAACTGGACAATTATCTGGTGTTACTGCTTCAGTTAAGGAAGTAGTTTTTACTAACGAAAGTGATTTAGTAGATAATATAACAATATATGTAAAGTATACACAAGCAGGAAACGACTCTGAGACAACAGTATTTCAAGATGGTGAACCATTAATTGCAAACGAAAATGTAACATATGGTAGTATAACCATTCCTTCCGGAACTTCATTTGCATCATTGATTTCTTTAGATGCGACAGCAACAGGATCTGCAGCATCTATTGATAATGGTGTATTTTTTGTCAGAGGATTTTTTGTTGATGTTAGTAAAGAAACTCTTATATTAGATTATTATACAAATACTCCCTCGTATAGAGTTGGATTAAAAGTAACCGAATCAATAGTTAATTCAAAAGATGATGAATCTTTGTTTGATAATGCAAAAGGATTTACAAATTTTGCTGCTCCAGGTGCAGATAGATTTAAAGTCTCATTATCTCTGACTAAAAAATCATTAACAGATTTTAATGATACTGATTTTATAGAGATTCTTAGGGTTGATGATGGAAAAATAAAAAAAGTAGTTGATAAAACGGCATATAATATAATCAGAGATTATATTGCGGAGAGAACTTTTGATGAGTCTGGACATTATACTGTTGATGAATTTACTTTAGATGTTCTAGAATCACTGAATGACAGAATTGATAATGATGGTCTTTTCTTAGAAAATGAAACAACAGAAGAAGGAAATATTCCAACCGATGATTTAATGTGTGTTCAGGTATCACCTGGAAAAGCATATGTTGCTGGATATGATGTTGAGGTAGATGGAACAGCAACAATTGATGTAGAAAAACCAAGAGATACTCAAAACGTATCATCTATCAATGTTCCTTTCGAAATGGGACATCTTCTGAGAGTTAATAATGTTGCCGGTGCAGCAGAAGAAAAGGCAGAAATTGAATTAAAATCTAGGTTAAAGGGAGATAGTGGTTCTACAATAGGAAAAGCAAGAGTATATACATGTAATTTGACAGATGCTGCTTATTCTGGTGCAGCAACTCAATGGGATCTATATCTTTATGATATTCAGACATATACGGAATTAACATTTAATAGGAATGTATCTGCCTCTGAACTTCCTGCAACATCTTTTATAAAAGGAAAGAGTAGTGGAGCAAGTGGTTTTGCCGTTGCGGCAGGTGCTGGTAATAGTGCTGTAATAAATGTATATCAAACATCAGGTACTTTTGTTGCTGATGAACAGATTACAATCAATGGTGTTGATGCTTCATTAGCATTAAAGAGTTTTATAGTTTATGGTATTAGAGATATTAAATCAGTCTCTCAAACCGGATTAATTAGTGGAACTGATTTTACAGCAGATTCCGTTTTAAGTAAAAAGAAAATTGCAGGAATTACTGAAGCAAATTTAAATTCCAACGTGTTTACCAGTGCAGGTAATCTTTTTACTGGCATCAAAGTAGGTGATATTATCAGGTATGGAACATCCGGAAATAGTATTCCTAATTATAATAGAGTTACCGCAGTAGATGGAAATCTGACATCAATAACAATCGACTCCCCTGGTAGTAGTGTATCTGGTGTTTATAGTAATGCTAAACCAAATGGAACTTACATCATTGAACTGGCAGTTCCAGAATTAAGAAATAATGAAAATGCTTCTCTGTTTGCAACTCTTCCGGATTCTAATATCTCTTCG